ATACAAGTTCCCCAACGCACTGCTCGCGAGCCGCTTGTCAAGCCGACACACCGTCCTTTACCAAATCGTTATAGAGCAGGCAAAACAATAGCCACCATTTTATGGTGGCTATTGTTTAGAATTTGAATGTTCGTCTAGTGGGCTTTTGCATATGTCCTTTGTATTCGGTGATGATGACTTTCTCTATCCATGATTTATCCCATGATTTCGTGAAATACTCTAGCGCTGATTCGAATGATTCGGATTTCAATTGTCCAGCGTTCCGATATCGGAGGCCTTGGATAGTGACGATGGTCACTGAGTATGTGTTCATTGTGATGCTCCTCACATTCCGAATATGTAGACGGCGATGAGTACGCCGATGAGTAGGGCTAGTACGGGGTAGGTTCGTGCGAGGCCTGCTAGGAAGGCGAGGATGGCTACGCATAGGGCTAGGGTGCCTACGGGGAGTGTGAAGGGCCATGGAAGGCTGTTCACGGCTGGCTCCAGATTGTGGCCGCGTCACGTGTGCCGCCCAGCTGTGAGCCGCAACCGTCACAGCCGTACCACGAGAACTCTCGGTGTTCACAGCCGATACACTCTGCGCTCGTGTGTCCGTAGCGTAGTGGGCACTCGATGTCATGCTCTTCGGCCACCATGCCGAGTGTGACGTCGTACTCAGTGAGCAGGTTCAACGGCTCTAGCTCGTTGTTCGTGTCGTCGATGCGCTCGCCGTTGGCAAGCATGTACAGGCAGTCTGCGCACAGCCATACAGTGTCGATTGGTTCAGACATTTTCATTCTCCTTCGTAGAGTTCTTCGTCGTCCAGGGACTTGTAGTACTCGTGGGCGAGCGCCTTGTACGCAAGGTTGTGGAGCGCCGCTGTTTGGTACTGCTGTACGTCTACTTGTCCTGTGGCGGTCTCTACGACGATGAAGCGTCCGACGAGTGATTGGGCGAGCTCGGGTGACCACGTGATCCCGTACCCGTTTTCTTCCAGTAGGGAAATGAATTCTGTGTTGGTCTCCTGAACGTCCACGGGCGAGTTCATGATGGTCCAGTAATAGGCTCCGTAGTCCTGTACGTCACCGAATGAATCGTCGGACCATTCGGATAGGCACATGAAGTGAAGAATGCAGTCACGTTCGGAGTCGTATTTGCCGATACCGATAAGGTCACTCATCGTCGTCATCCTCTTCGTCGGTTACGCCTTTGGCCTGTTCGAAAGTCCTGTATCCGGTGACGACGTAGAGAATATCTTCCATCGTCTCTCGGTTGTATCCGTTGATGGATGTCACCACCGAGAGTGTTTCGGTGGATACGCCACATACGTCTGTCAGGTAGTCGTACATCTCGTCATTAGTCATGACTGCAAACCTGCCTTCAACTCTTCGGGCTTGAAATTGACGATTGAATCGGACCGGTCGAACGATACGGCGACGATATGGCCGGTACCGTAGGAGTCTGGCAGGATACCGAGAACAATTCCGGTCCATCCTGCGTAACGGTAGTTCAACGGCGAGACAGTGACGCGAGTACCCGCGAGCGGTACCGTCACCCAACCAGTGTGCGACATTTTAGAATCCTCCGAGTTCGATGGTGGTGGCGTCACCGGAAATGGGCTGTGCCAGCAGCGCACCGGCCGCGTAGCGTGCGTTGAGTTCCGGCGCGTCCATCCACCAGTCCACAGCGCTCTCGCCGGTCGTGTCGCTCTCGTCGTCCTCGTCTTGGAACTCACGGACGATGGGCTGTGTCTTGAATCCCTTGCGCAGCAGTTCGCGGTCGGATGCGTTGCAGGATTCTTCGTAGGTCACGTCGTCAACGGGTTCGGCGCTCATGGCTTGGGCAAGGTGCCCATCGATCCACATGAAGCGTCCGTACTCGTGTGCGAGTTCGCCGGTGAATTCGAAGTCCACGCGTGCCCAACCACGCTCTACAGCGATGACTGTGCCGATACGCGTGAAGCCGCCACGCGGGAAGGTGAATCGGTAGGACTGACCAACAGTGAACATGACAGACTCCTTGGTGGTGGGGTGGGTGGGGTTCGTGTTCATGGCTGCATTATAGGCACGTAAACGGTGGACACGTCAAGCCCGTAAACGGTGGTTCCACCATTTACGGGCTGTGCGTGGTCTCATGCCTTAATACTACGCGCACGCGCGCGGATATCACATGCGCGGCTGGCAGTCAAGGGGAGGTGTGATATATCAGTTGTATGTTACCCGGGGGTAAGTTACTGGCGAGTAGCTTCCACGATGCGGAAAACGGCCTTATTGAGAACGGTTCTCATTTGGCCCCGGCGACCCGGCGCACTTAAAAGCATGCTTTTAAGGGGGGAAGAAAAGCATGCTTTTAAGTGGGGAGAAAAGCATGCTTTACTCCTGCCTCAGCCCCTTCAGTTCCCAACCGGCAGAGTGGAGCATGGCCCCGAGGTCGCATGCCTCTGCGAGGGTATCGAGTGCAATGGTGGCCTCTGTGTGCGTGAGCGGGCCGACGACGGTGAGCACCCAGACGGCCTTGGCCTTGCCGTACTCGGAGTTGAGCGCGAACTTGATGTGACGCTGTGCTTCGGTGGCGGCTGCGTCGTGGGCGCTGGTGAAGTCTGGCGTGTCGAACCACGAGTAGGGGCGTCCGGCCCAGCCGCACGAGCATGCGGCTTTGATGGTCGCGCCGGTCGTTTCGAGAATGGTCTGGTGGCTCATTTGTCTTTCCTCTTGAATCCGTGGGATGGGCATTCGGGGTTCCATGCCATGAACGGGCAGGTGCAGCCTTCATTGTCCCGCACTTTCGCGTCCCGCGCTTCGCGGCAGGCGAAGCAGTCGCATGTTGAGACGGTAAGCATGCTTTTCACTCCTCTTTGTTTGCAGTTACTTCCGTAGGGTAGAAGAGTTCGAAGCGCGATCCGTCAGGCGTGTGCGGTGTGTCGAAGATCACTTCGATGGACGGCAGGCCGTTCATGGCGCTCACGTCGTCTACACTTGTCACGACCCCATGCTCTCCGCGCTCGCGTGTGTGATGGATGGCGCATGGGTTCTGCCTGCCGTTGACCGTGATCTTGTCCCCGCGTCGGGGGAAGTGCGTCGTGCTCATGGCTCAACTGTCTCACCATTCCACCATTCTGACAAGTAGTGGAAAACGGTGTTTGACACGTCGCCCGATCCATGATTGAGTAGTTCCTGTCATCAACCGATGGCTTTCGAGGAACCGGCCCACAGTTGCGACGCCGGGCCGGTTCCTCCCCCACACAAGAAAGGCAGTGCCACATGTCTGAGTCTGTTTCCTCCGAGGTTGTCCTTGCCGCCGATTCCCTCCGTCAGGACATCAACGCCCTGTCCAAGGGACAGGTGAACGTGTTCACCACGCTGGAGGGCAGCGACTTCAAGTCCAAGGTCGCGGTGCTGGACGCGCTCACCAACGCCGAGCCCCTTCAGGACAACATCGGGACCGTCATCAACCTGAAGCACGTCGTCATCCAAGCCGTCGATATGCCGGTCACCGACACGAAGGGCAACCCGACCGGCGAGATTCAGGCCTCGCCGCGCATCATCCTCATCGACGCGGACGGCAAGAGCTACCACGCAATGTCCACCGGCCTGTTCAAGTCGCTGGAGAACATCTTCGGCCTCTTGGGCATGCCTACGACGTGGCCCGAGCCCCTTCCCATCGTCGTAGACAAGGTGAAGGGCAAGGTTGGCACGTTCTTCACGGCTCGCGTGGCCCTCGCCGGTTAAACTGGAGCCTCACATAGTCTCTCCTTGGGATGGGAGGTAGGCATCGATGGCCCACACTGTGAAAGTGTGGGCCATCGGTGTGAATACGGATGGCGAAGGATTCAGAGCTTGCGAGGCTGAGGGCGGAAGCACTGAAAAGGGAAAGGGCAGCCGGGAAGAAAATGTCCCGGCTCAGACGGCAGTTCACGCAGACAGGCGATCAGGTTGGCCCCGAGTTGCGGGGAACCGAGTTCGACCCGACCGTGGGGCGCGAACGCATCAACAGGTACACCAAAGCACAGTTGCGGGCTCACATCGAGCGCGTCAACGGGTTCGTGGACCGTGGCACACAGTTCGTAGGCGCTGGGGACCGCTCACCCATCACCTACGACGAGTGGGCCGAGTACAAGGGCTACGAGGGCGCAAGGAACGAAATCGCTCGTGCGATCAGGGCTGATAGAGAGAACCTTTTCATCGGTCCTGCTGGCATGACCGTGGAGGAACGCAAGCGCCTCATCGAAATCAGGCGGAACAACCGTGGGAGGAACCCCGCAGTCAACGCCCCTGACGACATCGTGGAGCGCGAGCCCTTCTCGCTGGCGAAGGCGTCCGGACTCCGCAAGCTCATCGACGTGATGAAGGCCAAGCTCGCGCCCGACTACGACCAGAAGCAGCGCGAGGCGGCACACGACCAGTTCATCGGCATGATGGACCGCGTGGAGAACGACGAAATCCGCGAGGCGGTGGAGCAGCTGACGTCGGGTCAGTTCGACATCCTGTGGAACGACACGTCGTTCGCCACCGCTCTCGGGACCGTCTACGAAATCCTGAAGGCTCAGGCCAAGGGGCCGGTGACCCCGGCTCAGGCCCGCCAGCGCGAACAGCAGATGACCGATCAGATGGAAATGGTCAACGACCTTATTGCATGGGCGAAGCGACTGCCCAGATAGGCGGTTCGGTTTGGCTAGGAATGACAGTCTCGAATCCAAGACGTGGATGGCGGATTTCGAGACGACGACGGACCCGGACGACTGCCGGGTATGGGCATGGGGGATAGCCCCGGTGTTCAAGGCAGAGACCATGTGGGATGTGTACACGGGGACGGACATCGAATCGTTCTTCGATTTCCTCACCGATATGAACCGCGTGGTGTATTTCCACAACTTGGCCTTCGACGGGGCGTTCATCATGGACGCCCTGTTCAGGCTGGGTTTCAAGCACGTTGCTGACAGGCGGCTGCATCCACTCGAATTCACCACGCTCATATCCGACCGTTCGGTGGTGTACTCGATCACCGTGAAATGGAAGTCCGGGCAGACCACCGAATTCAGGGATTCCTACAAGAAACTCCCCATGACGGTGGAGCGCATGGCGAAGGCCTTCCAGCTTCCCATGCACAAGGGCGAAATCGACTACGACGCCCCGAGGCCCGTGGGCCACCGTCTCACCATGGAAGAGCGATCCTACCTGTGCCGTGATGTCCTGATCGTGGCGAAGTCCCTCCGCTTCCAGCTGGAAGCTGGCATGAAGAAGCTGACGGTGGGATCGGACGCGCTGCACGAGTACAAGCTCAGGATGGGCGGCAAGCTCTTCCAGCGCACATTCCCCATCCTGCCGGAGGAAATGGACTTCCGCATCAGGCGGGCCTACCGGGGCGGGTGGACGTACAAGGACAAGCGCCGTGAAAGCACTGCCATACAAGGTGCGGGGATCGTGCTCGACGTGAACTCCCTGTACCCCTCCGTGATGAAAACGCGGCTCCTGCCCTACGGGGAGCCCGTCGCCATCCACGGGATACCGAGGGCCACCGAGCGCTACCCGCTGTTCATCACGTGCATCACATTCACGGCGAAGCTGAAGCCCAATCACGTCCCGTGCATTCAGGTGAAGTCGAATTTCATGTTCGACGGCACCGAGTACGTCGAAGAGATACCCGAGCCCGTCACGCTGGTATGCACGAATATCGACCTCGCCCTGTGGCAGGACCAATACGATATGGACATCCTCGCGTACGAGTGGAGCTATGGATTCAATGCCATGGAAGGCCTCTTCGATGACTACATAGACCACTGGGGGAGGATCAAGGCCGAATCCGTGGGCGGAACGCGTGAGCTTGCCAAGCTCATGATGAATTCCCTGTACGGGAAGTTCGCCACCAACCCCGATGTCACCCAGCGCTATCCGATCATGGAGGACGGCGTGGTGAAATTGCGGAACGGTCCCGAGCAGACACGCGATCCCGTCTACACGCCCATCGGAGTGTTCACGACCTCGTATGCGAGGGATGTCACGATCCGTGCGGCTCAGGCGAACTATTCGACGTTCGCGTATGCCGACACGGATTCCCTTCACCTGTTGCAGACGGATTTGCCGGAAAGCCTAGAGGTCCATCCGACGAAGCTGGGCGCGTGGAAATTCGAGTACGCGTTCGTGTCGGCCCGCTTCATCAGGGCGAAACAGTACATCGAACAACTTGACGACGGCAGTCACGTTGTCCACATTGCCGGTCTATCACGTTCCGTTGCGACGACATTGACTCTTGACGGTGTGACGGACGGCATGCGGCTTCCATCCCTGAAGGCGAAAAGGGTTCCCGGTGGAATTGTGCTTCAGGATGTTGGCTTCATCCTGAAGCTGTGTTAGATTGGTTCTACACCAAAACGGTGATTCAAGAATCCGACCCCAGTAAGGACAGTGCCACAATGGTTGCAAAGGCTGACAACACCGCTCCCGTCTCCGACGACGCTCAGGCTCCCGAGCCTGTCCCCGCAGACTCCCCGGCTGCCGACACCACATCCAAGGGCGTTCAGGTTTCGGCCACCATCCCGGCAGACCTTCACGAGAAGCTGAAGGACATCCGGTGGGAGAAGCGTCTGGAGAAGATGACCGACGTGTTCCGCACGGCTCTCGAAGAGTACGCAGCGAAGCACCACAAGGCGTGACACCGGTATTGCCGACTCGTCGCCATGGTGGGAGTGCTGCCGTTGGATCGGACCCATCATGAAATGCCCGTAGCACGGCGCGAAGTGCTCGGTGCCGTTGTCCGAACAAGGAAAACCCCCCGCTTCGGTGGGGGGTTTTCCGCTGCCACAGTGAACAGGAGAACAGGGAAATGCCAAGCTTCGAAGAACTCATGAACATCTACCGCACCGCCAGCGACGACGCTCCCATCCCCGAGGACTTTGCGGACCAGCTGGAGCAGGCGTACCGCAACGACCTCTCCGTCAGGGACACGGCCGTTGACTCGCGCACGAGGATGCTGGAAGAGCGCGAAAACGAAATCAACCGGCTAAAGGCGCACAACTACGACCTTCTCCGTCAGATTCCCGCCGACCCGCCCAAGGCAGGCAAGGAACAGGACGATGACGAAAAAGAGGACGACGGTGAGTACACTGGTACCATCTCCGAATTCCTCGCCGAGAAGTTCAAGAAGAAAGGCTGATAAGTGGCATACGAAAGCCCGCTGAAGGATTCGCCCAACGAGGCGCTTCTCGACCTCATCAGGAATGAGGGAACGGACGCGTATCAGGCCCGAATCCCATCGGCAACCAAAGCCGGTGTCGCCACGACCCTCCGCAACCTCCAGACGTACCGGGCTCAGTACAACGAGTTCATCGACGCTCTGGTGAACAAGGTGGGTCTGACCATTGCCAACGATATGACGTGGGACAACCCGCTCGCATGGGCGAAGCGCGGCATGCTCACGTACGGCAACACGATCGAAGAAATCCAAGTGGGCCTGCTGAAGGCGCACATCTACGACAACGACCGCGAGGCGCTGGAAAAGGATGTCTGGGGAACCGAGCGTCCCCCGGTGCAGTCCAATTTCCACACCGTCAACCGGCAGAACTACTACAAGATCACCATCAACGAGGCTCAGCTTCAGCGGGCTTTCCTCGAAGAGGGCGGTCTGTCCAGCTTCATCACGAAGCTCATGGGCACGCCTGTCACGTCGGACAACTGGGACGAGTTCCTGCTGACGTGTTCCCTGTTCTCCCAGTACGAGGCGAACGGCGGATTCTACAAGATCCATGTGGACGACATCGCGTCGATTGCCTCCGACGAGACGATGGCGAAGGCAGCGCTCCGCAAGATGCGGGCGCTCAGCCGGAACCTCCAGTTCCCGTCGTCGAAGTACAACGCGGCACACATGCCCACGTTCGCCAAGCCGGAAGACCTCATCCTCCTGACCACTCCCGAGTATCAGGCGGCTGTGGACGTGGAAGCCCTCGCCGGGGCGTTCAACATCGACCGTGCGAATTTCGACGCACGGACGGTCACGATCCCGCAGGAGCAGTTCGGCATCGACGGGGCTCAGGCGATCCTCACCACGAAGGATTTCTTCGTGATGGCGGACCAGCTTTTCGAGACGCGCTCGATCCAGAACCCGGTGGGGCTCCACTCGAACTACTTCCTCCACCACTGGGAGGTTGTCAGTGCGTCCCGGTTCGTGCCCGCGATCATGTTCTGGACCGGTGCCGGTGACGAGGATGTCTACACCCTCACGCCTGTCACGTCGGTCTCGGCCATCACCATCACGGACCAGAACGGGGACACTCCAACGGAAGCTGATCGTGGCGAAATCTACGCTCTGGCGGCTTCGGCGGTCACCGACCCGGCGAACGGCGTGAACGACGCGGTTCGGTGGGAGGTCTCCGGCGCGAACTCGCCCAAGACGTACATCACTCAGGCCGGTGTGCTGCACGTCGGCGGGGACGAGACGGCGACGACTCTCACCGTCCGCGCTGTGGCTGTGTGGCGCGATCCTTCGAACCTCATGAAGAACCCGCCTTCGGCCACCATCACGGTCACTGTCGGCGGAATCATGGTTCCGGACGAGTGGCCCGAGCAGGACGAGGTTGTGACCGACATCGAAGTCGAAGGCGTGTCGGTGTCCCCGACGTTCGCGGCGGCTACGACGAACTACACGGTCACTGTCGGCGGTCCCGCGCCGGACGCTTCGGCGGTGGATGTCGTCGGCGTGGATATGGGCAACGTCCAGATCACCACGACGCAGACGGATGCCACGCACACCACGTTCAGCATCTTCGTCCCGACTGCACCCGCCCAGCCGACCTACACGGTTGTGGTCACCCACAGCTGATAGAATCGGTCCTGTCAGTGTGGCACTGGCAGAGGAAAGGCCCGGTATCATTAAGGATACCGGGCCTTTCCTGTAACTACGCTTAGGAGAATGAGTTGCCGAACGATACTCGGATCGTGGAAGTAAGGGATTTCCTTTTTGCACCGTCTACCCGTGTATGGATTTACGGCGTCATGATTGCCGTGATTGCCCTGCTGGAAGGCTACGGGGTCATCATCGACTCTCAGGCCGGTCTGTGGACGGGGCTCGCGTCGGCGCTCATCGGCGGGGCTGGGCTCGGGGTTCTGGCGATTCCGAACGTGCCCAAGCCAACGGCGTATGACGCGTTCCAGAACGGGAGCAACGGGTGAACGAAATCACCAAAGTCCCCGATTCGGTGACGGGGGCGGGCCACCAGTTCAACTACAGTGTGTGGACTGCCCAGACGGTCATCACCCTGTGCAAGGTTCCATGGAACGCGGATTACCGTGACATCGTGAAGTTCCCGAATGGCCAGGCGGGGCTTGACTCATTCATCGACACGGGCTCTGGACCCACCATTCAGGTGCGCGGTGCCACCTATGCGAAGTTCGGTGTCCCCGTCCGTCTGGAAATCCCGTTCAATGTCGCGGTGAACTACAACTATCTCCGTGCCATGAATCCATCGATGCCCATTGCCGGTGACGTGGGGCGTTCGTTCTACTACTTCATCAACGATGTTCAGTACGTGAACGCCAGCGTCACACTTTTCCACATCCAACTGGATGTCTGGCAGTCGTTCGGCTACGACATTTCGTTCGGCAACTCGTACGTTGAACAGGGACACATCGGCATTGCCAACGAGAACCAGTTCGATGACTACGGGCGCACCTACCTCACCGTCCCCGAGGGCTTGGATGTCGGCGGTGAGTATCAGGTTCAGCAGCGTGCCAGCGAAGAGGTAGCGTCGGCGCGTCAGGCGTCGGGCGGGGGAGCCCCGCCGAACTACGAGGTAGTGGTGATTTCCACGACCTCGCTTCTCGATCCCCCCACGCTGGGCACGAACCCTGACGGCTCGCCGGTCCCGAATCTGGCGACGGCGGAAGGCTCGGACTGGGAGTCGCTGGCGAACGGCACGGACACCTACGTTCTCCAGTACTACGATTTCCTGATTTGGCTCTCCCGCATGCGCAAGTATCCGTGGGTCACACAGGGAGTCATCGGCATCTACGCCATCCCTCCCCATGGGCGGTACGGCGGCACGTACGAGTCCGTCACCCTGCCCACCGGGGACGGTTCCACTGTCCCGGCTTTCAGGCCGCGTGCGGGGACTCTGGGGACGAAGAGCGTTTCGGCGCTCCCGAACTGGCGGGACAATTTCGCCCTGCCGTCCCGGTATTCGAGGCTGAAGAAATTCCTCACGTACCCGTACACGGTGTGCGAGATAACCTCCTACGCGGGTACGCCGTTGATCGTGAAGCCCGAAAGCTGGAGCGATCCTGACGCCACCGTCGTGGAAATCCCGCACTTGGCCCAGCCCGCCCCGCGAATCCAATTCGTGCCGTACCGCTACAACGCGGGAAGCGTGCCGGTGGAATCCGACTACATGGGCATCATCAATGACGGTGCGGACTGGATCGACGCGAATACCGGTGTGTTCAATTTCCCCACGTTCGCTCTCGTGAACAATGGCTACATCGGCTTCATGGCGTCGAACATGCACGGCATTGCGTACCAGTATTCGAGCGCGGACTGGGCACAGCAGCGGGCTCTTCGCGGGAATCAGGTTTCCTACGATCAGGCGTCTCAGGGGATCAACACCGCGAACCAGATGAACCAGAACGCCATGGGCGCGAACACTGCCCAGATGCAGATAGCCAACCAGCGCTCGGAGTGGACGGGCATCATCGGCGCGGGCCAGAACGTCGCAGTGGGGATCGGCAGGCTCGCGGGCAAGGATGTCTCGGGCGCGTTCGGTGCCGGGGTTCAGGCAGCGGCGGACGTTGCGCACGCGGCGGTGGAAGTGCAGTCGAACACGAGCACGGCGGCTGTGCAGAATTCCCTCGCGGCACAGCAGACGAAGGCGCAGACTGGGCTTCAGGGATATGTGCGGGACACGAACAAGGATTTGGCCGACTGGGCAGCGAAGGGTGATTATGCGAATCAGATTGCCGGTATCAATGCCAAGGTTCAGGACGCACGCCTCACACAGCCTTCCGTTTCCGGTCAGGTGGGCGGGGAGGCTTTTAACCTTGTCACAAGCCGCATGGGATATGATGTCAAAGTGAAAACCATTTCGGCCGCAGTCATGCGCACCATCGGAGAGTATTGGCTCCGTTATGGGTACGCGGTGAATGATTTCATCATCCCACCGACATCCCTCATGGTGTGCGAGAAATTCACGTACTGGCGTCTGAAGGAAACCTATATCACCGCGTGGTCGTGCCCCGAGTCGTTCAAGCAGGCCATTCGCGGTCTATTCGAGAAAGGCGTCACCGTGTGGGCGAACCCTCATGACATCGGCAACATCGACATTGCGGACAACGCGCCCCTGCCCGGAGTGAGCTACTGATGGGGCGCGGCATTGCGGACTCGTCATACGAGCAGGCCGGTTTCAAGCCGAACAACGCACGCAATCAGCGGGCGCTGTACGAGCGGATGTTCTGGCGTGTGCTGACGGAACTGGCGGTCAACCGGTTCAAGTGGGAGGGGCTGCCGGACACGGTGGACCCGCGTTTCCTAGAACTCTGCCTCTTCCGGCAGGCGTGCGTGGTGTTCTACGAGGATAGCCGGTACGGCTATCTGGCGCTCAGGGGGACGGGCGCGGGCCGGTGGGATATGTATGACAATCCCACGGCTTTCCAAGTGACCGGCAATTCGTTCGTGAACAAGGTTCTGAAGGTGGACGAATGCGTTCCTATCTGGGCCAATGACCTCCGTGCGCCGGACTTGGATATCGTCTCCCTGTACGCCCGTCGCCTTGCGGAACTGTCGCAGACCATCGACATCCTCATCAAGAATATGCGCGTCTCGCGGATCGTGGTCACGGACGAGAATCAGAAGCATTCATGGTCGAACATCATGAGAATGGTGGATCAGGGAATTCCTGTCATCTATGCTTCACAGGCTTTGGAGCCGTCCGCCGTCACTGTTCTGGATGCCGGATCGGACCCACAGGCGCTTTCGGCAGCCATGATTGCGTTCACGCGCTCGTGGAACGACTGCCTTGCGCTTCTCGGGATCAACGGCGCGAATCAGGACAAGAAAGAGCGTCTGGTGGCGGACGAGGTTGCGGCGAACGACGACCAAGTGGATTCTGCGAAATGGGTGAACTTGAATGCACGCCAGTACGCGTGCGACCAGATAAACGCGAAGTACAACCTCAACATTTCGGTTGGCTACCGTTCCGACATAGAGGCAGAGGAAAAGGCGAAGGAGGCTCAGGAAAATGGCGACGTTCACGATGGCTCTGAAGGACCTGCTGGAAATTCAGGGGGGAATTCTTGACGACCCCTACGCCTATGACGGCTCGGTCATCGGGCTCGGGGACTACCCGATCTACGACGAAGGGTACCGGGACCACCTGAACCGGAAGATCATAGAGCATTTCTGGAACAGGGAAATCGGGCAGGAGACCCCTTCCATGTTCATCCTCGCGCTGAGCCGCAGGATGAACGAGATTATGCCGTTGATGAATCAGCACTATGTCCTGTCCCAGCTGAAGATCGACCCGCTTTCCACCTTGGACATCAAGACGGTGGTCTCCCGTGACGGGAATTCGGAGACGAAGGGGACGACGGACAGCACGTCGGATTCGAGTTCCGGCTCGCGCACCGTCAATTCGGACACGCCCCAGACGTTGCTCTCGGGGGATCAGGATTATGCGTCGTCGATGTCCGACGCGAATTCCAAGGGGACGGCCACAAGCAATTCGTCCAGCGACCAGACTGTGACTAACAAGGAAACCGGCAACACGGAAATGTCGGGCTTCAGCGGGCATCAGGCCGAACTCATCTACAGGATGAGGCGGACGCTGGTGAACGTGGATATGCTCGTCATCCGCGAACTGGAGGAATTGTTCATGCTCGTGTGGGACAATGGTGACGAATACACGGATTACAACTACTACGGAGGTATTTGGTGAGCATCCCGACCCCACCGCTCTGGCCACAGGCCGACCCGTTCCCCTACAGCATGCCGCTCATCACGGACATCCAGCCGTTCACGTACCGCTCGGGCCTGACGTACCTCGAAATCCTCATGCGGATGCAGACGTGGCTCAACGAGACTTTCGTGCCGGAAGTGAACAACGCCATAGCTCAGGCGCAGACGAACTATCAGGCGGGCATCGACAACGCCCAGAACGCCGTCACCGACCTCAGCGCGTCGTGGACCACCCAGTTCAACACGTGGGAGGCGGACATCAACGCCCAGCTTGCGGCGCTGAACGACCACGCGGTGGCGGGGCTCGCGAACGACCCGGCATCCGAACTGGGGACGGCGCTGAGGAACCTGTTCGAATCCCTCGCGGACGCCACCACTCTCCACAACGCCATCGACGCCATCAACGCCACCGTGGCGACCCTCGCAAGCGCGGCGGACCTTGCCGCCACGAACGCGAACGTAGCCGCGAACACGACGGCTATCGCGGCACGGGCGCTCGTGTGGCAGCCCAACACGCACTACGCGGCGGGCACAGAGCTTGTCACGCCGGACGGCGACACGGTGAAGGCCCTACAGGACCACACCACCGGGACCGTATTCGACCCGACCCTGTACACGGGGAACTTCGGTTTCCTTGTGGCGTTCCACAACGACGGCGCACAGGAGAGGCTGAACCTGTACTACAGCCCTACGGGGCGCACGGTGCTCGGCGGGTACGGCAACCCTGTCTACACTCCCGCGTCCACGGGCCACTCACTCCGCGATCCGTCCATCCGGAAGATCGGTGACACGTGGTATTGCGCGTACACGGCGAACAACGGGTTCTCCCTGAACTTCGAGATTGCCCAGTCCACCGACCTTGTGAACTGGACGCTGACGGCCACCATCGACTGTTCGACCCTTCCGACCATCCGGAACGCGTGGGCTCCCGAGTTCGTTCAGGACACGGACGGCTCGTGGATCATTGTGTTCACCGTCGTCCACACGGACACCGGGAACCCGCACGACTTCTACTGGGTGCGTGCGCAGAACCCACAGCTTACGTCGTGGACGGCACCGGCCCTCGTGCGGTGGACGGGGCTCGGGCAGGGAGCTATCCCCATCGACGCCACGGTGGTCCGGTACAACGGTGAGTGGTACGCGTTCTACGGGAACAACGGCGTCATCCAGCGGGCCACGTTCACGAACTGGGGCGATGTCTGGAACACGGACAAGAATGGCGACTGGGCGGGCTTCATTGCCGGTGCGCCGCAGGGCGCGAACCACATGGGCTACGAAGGCCCGGAAATCGTGGATATGGGCTCTGGCCACTTCCGGCTGTATCTGGACGAGTACACGAACCCGAACGCCTTCGACACGGGCGTCGTGTACTCGGATTCGTTCGACGGGATGGCGACTTGGACCACGCCCAAGGTGGTGGCGAAGGGGCCGGGGTTCCCGCCGGACTCCAACATCCGTCATGGTTCGTGGTACAAGATTCACAGTGCCACCGAACTGGTACAGGCTCAGAGCGTGGCGTTCGGCACCGGCCAGCGGTTGCGGCATGCGGAGTTCTATTCGTCCAACGGCACGGTTGCGGGTCAGGTGTACGGCGCGGCGGGTCAGGTGCTCACCAACGATCCGAACCGTTCAAGCGCGGACTGGCAGGATTGGCTTTCGCTCTCGGGCACGTCGCTGACGTTCCTCCGCGAGGGGGAGTACACGCTGGACATCATTGCCCCGAACACCGAGCAGGGGATGACGGTGATGGGCGCGGGGTCGTGGATTGCCATGAAGGGGCCGCTCCCCGGCACGACGTACTCGAAGATCTACGCGTCTACGGACCTCGCGGCGACGGCGGCTGCCCAGTCGCTCTCGCGGGGGAGTGTGTGGCTGAAGGCCGGTGACGTGATTACCTTCGAGGTTCAGACGGCGAACGCCATGCCGTCGAACTGGGCTTTCCTCGTGTCGGTATCCAAAAAGGTCTGATGGCAGGACGCAGAGAATAGCACCCACTACGGTGGGTGCTATTCTTTTGTCATGACTTGGGATGCTACAGCACAGCAACAGGCAATGGTTGTCATCGGTACGGTGGAGTCGAACCTCAAATACGATGAGGTAAACATTTCCGACCCGATCACCATTGGAATTGCACAGTGGTACGGCAACCGTGCGGCGGCTTTGCTTGACCGCATGAAAACCGAGAACCCTTCGTCATGGTCCGGTGTCACACCGTCTCTGGAGAATTACATTGACACATACCCATCTTCCGATCCTGTTTGGAATACTCTGTACCTCGATTCCGCCGACGCGGATTCGATCAAGCCTATTCTCACGGCTAACGCGGCTATTCAGAACGACCAGTTCAAACAGGATGTCATTGCCTACGCTACCGTCGCCAGCAATCAGGGAATGGATGTCAACGCGAATACCCAGTCGCTCATATTCTGGGAGACCATGTATCACCAGAACCCTAGAGAGGCGCTTGCGGTCATGGCGTCGGCTGGGCCGAATGCGTCACTGGACCGGTATCACTCGCTGGCGCTGAACGACGTCATCTTCGGGCAGTACCCCGACCGCTACAACACGGCATACAACCTGATCGTGAACAACACGAACACCGGGATCACGGACACACCGCCGTCCAGCCCGACCACGACCATCAGCGGCAACGGATCGGGCGGCACGGGCACAACCCAGCCGCTCAGTCCGGTGGCGGTCATCACACAGGTGGGGGACCACTTGCACGTTCAGGGACCAGCCGGGGACGGGTTCATGGCGTACTCCACGGGCTCGGGGCGCTTCGTGGCGGGGACGAAGTACGCGCCGGGATCGACCACGGTCGTGCAGCCGCCCACGAACCCCACACCGCCGTCCCCTCCCCCGGCTGGCACACCAGCGGGTCAGGCGCTCGTGGACTGGATGGCAGCGCACGCGGACGCCTACGCCTATGGTCAGGGGCCGGGGCGGCTGACGCCTGACACGTCGGGCTACACGGACTGTTCTGGGCTCTGCTACTACGACTTCATGCAAGTCCTCGGAATCAATATCGGCACGTGGGGCGGGGACCAGATAAACAATGGAACACTGATTGCCACAGGCGGGAATTCCATTGATACCTCTTCCCTACAGATGGGGGATTTGATATTCTATGAGTGGGAGGGCGGCAACCCTGTTACCTACGACCACACCGCAATGTACGCAGGAAACGGCATGGTGTGGTCACACGGTGGGGGACAGGGGCCGAACCTCATCCATATCACTGGAGACTATGTGGGAGTGACCCTAGTGGCGATCATGGCAAGGCGGTACATCTGATGGCGGTTCGCGGCAAGGCGCTGCCTTACTACAATTTCGACCGCCTCTATTCGTACAACGCGCCGTACATGTTCGTCTGCGGCTCCCGTGGCATCGGCAAGACCTTCGGCACGAAGAAAAGGGCAATCAGGAACGCCATAAACAAGGGGGAGCAGTTCATCTACCTCCGTCGCTACAAGTCCGAGCTTGCCGGTCGTGCGACATTCTTCGCGGACATCCACCACGAGTTCCCCGAATACAGCTTCCGCATCAACGGCATGCGCGCCGAAATGATCCTGAAGGCCGACGCGAAGCACAAGGGCGCGCGGTGGACCATTATTGGTTTTTTCGTGGCACTCTCGAATGCGCAGTCCCAGAAAGGTGTGTCGTTCCACGATGTCACCACGATCATTTTCGATGAGTTCATCATCGAGAAGGGCGCGCTCCACTACCTGCCCAATGAGGCGGTGGTGTTCAATAACTTCTATCTGACGGTGGACAGGTTCAAAGACAAGACCCGTGTTTTCTTCCTTGCGAACGCGGTGTCCATCATGAACCCGTATTTCCTTCAGTTCAAGATTCGGCCCGATGAGGTAGGGGAGTGGTCAACTCATCATGACGGATTTGTGGTCTGTCACTTCGTGGATTCCGACGAGTTCTCTACCGCTGCATACGAAACGCGGTTCGGGAAGTTCATTCAAGGCACCGAGTACGGCGACTATGCTCTTGGAAACGAATTCGCGGACGCGAACGACCGGCTGTTGGGATTCAAGACCTCGCGGGCTAAATACCTCTACACCTTGGAAACGCAGTCGGGGACGTTCTCGGTCTGGGTCGATTGGGCTCTCCCAACCTACTTCGCACAGGAGAAGCGACCGAAAAAGGAAATCGTCTACACCATGGACCCCGACCGCATGGAGAACGGCAAGACGCTGATGCTCTACAACGACAAGCTCATGCAATACCTCCGTGCCGCGTTCAAGAACGGCTCCATGGTGTTCGACTCCCCGACCACGCGGAACGCCTTCATCGATGTGTTCCGCAGATGACTGCCATGGCAGTGCTAGGATGGAAGCCATGATCGAATGGCAGAGTTTGATCCAGTGGGCGTTGGGTTTGGTGATAGTGGGCATCGCATCAGGACTCACGATCATTGCCAAAATCCTGTTGGGACAGAACAAGGCGCTCGCCATCCTCGTGGAGCGCGTCGGCACCGTGAACGTGGAATCCCTCGTCAACCGGGTATCCGCCCTCGAAGAGGGACGGAAGAACTCGGACGCGAAAGTGGAGAAGCTGGACGCGGCGCACGAATCGAAGCTCGCACGGCTTTCGGCACTGGAAGCCGATATGGCCCGAGTCTGGCAGATATACGACCTATGGACCGGCAACCGGTCACGCGAATCGAACGTAATGGCACAGGGAGGAACACAGCAATGACCATCACATGCGAGGAATTCATTCGGGAGCACACCGGCAACCCCGTCTACATCCCCGGCATGGCCACCGCCGAATGCGTTGCCCTGTTCTGGGCATTCAACCGGGAAGTCAATCAGGGGGAGTCGTACAGCGCTGAAGGCGCGGCGAACCTCTGGGAGCAGCCCGTGGGCACACCCTACCTGTGGGACACCTACGAGCGCGTACCCGGCGCGGGCTCGGGGCTCCCCTTCGACTGGGCCATCTGGTCCGGGCAGCACGGCGCGTACCCCAACGGGGGATACGGGCACGTCGCCCAATTCCTGAAGGACTTCGGTGACGGCACCGGCCTGTTCTTCTCCCAGAACCCCAACGCCCCGGCAGAAATCCGTCTCTCCTACAACGGCGTCCTCGGATTCCTCCGCATGCCGAACGCACCGCACGACGCTGCACAGGTTTTTACCCGGATCGTGACGAACCTCGGAGGATGCAACGCGAGGACAGCACCGAACACGAGCGCACC